ATGAGCCAATTATCACGTTACGAAAGTTATAAGGATAGTGGCGTGCAATGGTTAGGGGAAATCCCTAGCCATTGGGATGTTAAACGCATGAAATTTGTAGTCGCTAATGTCGGGGATAAAATTGATGCTAAAGAATCTGATCTCAGATATTTTGGTCTAGAAAATATTGAATCATTTACAGGAAAATTACTTGATTCAGTAGAGCTTGAAAGTGAGGGGATAGGTCATAGATTCCAAAAGGATGATGTTTTATTCGGTAAGTTAAGACCCTATTTAGCTAAAGTTTTTTTAGCTCAAGAAGAAGGTTTATCTTCTACCGAAGCTTTGGTGTTTAGATCTTCTGAGGTAATTGATCCGAAGTTTTTAAGTTATTACTGCTTATCGCAAGATTTCATTAATGAAGTTAATGGAACAACTTTCGGTTCAAAAATGCCTCGTGCAAGTTGGGATGATATTTCTTCATTTAGAATGGTTTATCCAAGTTTAGATGAACAAAAAACCATTGCAGATTTTTTAGATAAACGCCTTGCCCAAGTTGATGCTTTAATTGCCAAGCAAGAAACTTTATTGGAAAAATTGGCTGAACAACGCGTGGCTTTGATTTCTCATGCAGTGACTAAAGGTTTAAATCCTGATGTGGAGATGAAAGAGAGTGACGTTGTACTTTTGGGTAATATTCCAAATACATGGAATGTTAAACGGCTTAAATTTCTATTATCTGAAAAATTGAAGTATGGAGCAAATGAATCAGCTGAATCAGAGGATAAAGAAAATCCACGATATATACGAATCACTGATATTGATGATTCTGGAAATTTGAAGGATGAAACATTTAAATCTTTAGAGTCAGAAAAAGCACAAGAATATCTATTGGATGACTTAGATATTTTACTAGCAAGAAGTGGGGCAACTGTTGGTAAAAGTTATCTTTACAAAGCTGAATCAGTAGGTATTGCCTGTTATGCAGGTTATCTAATTCGTGCTAGGTTAGATCAAGAAAATTATAATCCTGAATTTGTTAATTATTTTCTTCAATCTAAACAATATTGGGATTGGATTAGTTCTATAAATATCCAAGCTACGATTCAGAATGTAAGTGCTGAAAAGTATAATGATTTACCTTTAGCTATTCCTCCCTTGGAAGAGCAAAAGCAATTAATTGAGTATTTAAAAAATGAAGATGAAAAGTTTAATAGTGCTATTGGTAAAGGTCAAAAACTCGTTCAACTTTTAAATGAATATCGCTCAACCTTAATCACGCAAGTGGTTACAGGGAAGATCGACGTTAGAAATCTTAAAGTAAACTAAAAAACATTGGGTCATATTTTTTTGGGGAATGCCATGCATAGCGAATATTATTTTGAACAAGCCATTGAACACAGCTTAACAACGGTTGGCGGGTATGTAAAAGGTAACCCGAAAGATTATGACCCAAGACTTGCTCTATTTCCTAAAGATGTCGTTGCCTTTATTCAGGAAACTCAAACAAAAACTTGGGAAAAAATTCATAACTCATGTAAAGATGAAACAGAAGCTCGTATTGTCAATGATTTAGCACATGCATTAGATACCGAAGGTGCATTATCAGTTTTACGCCAAGGTTTTAAATGCTTTGGTAAAAAAATCAAAATGGCTTACTTTGCACCCAATACCAGCATCAATAAAACCACCCAAGAACAATACGATGCCAACGTACTTAAATGTACACGTCAGCTTCATACAGAATTTAATGAAATCCCAGATATGGTGCTTTCACTCAATGGTATTCCACTGATTACGCTTGAGCTTAAAAATGAGTTTTCAGCATCGGGTTGGAATGTTGAAGATGCCAAAATCCAATATAAAAAAGAGCGTAATGCAAAAGGACGTTTATTTGAGTTTAAAAAACGTACCTTGGTGCATTTTGCGGTAGATACGTGTGAAGTCTATATGACGACCAAGTTGGATGGAGAAAATACATTTTTTCTACCCTTCAACAAAGGTTATTTAAACGGAAAAGGTAATCCACCTGTAGAAGGTGATGTACGCACACATTACCTGTGGACAGAAACTTTAGCTCGTCATAGCTTTATGGAAATCTTCGCTCGTTTTATGCATTTGAGTGTAGAAACAAAAAAAATTAGAACTGAGACAGGTTTTCGATATATAGAAAAAGAAACCGTGATTTTCCCACGCTACCATCAATTAGATGCTGTGCGTAAACTCACAAAACACAGTAAAGCCAATGGTTCAGGTCATAACTACTTAATTCAGCATTCAGCAGGTTCGGGCAAATCAAATACCATTGCTTGGCTCGCACATCAATTGGCATCCATGCATAATGCAGATGATCAGAAAATTTTTAATTCAATTATTGTGATTACTGACCGTATTGTACTTGATCGTCAGTTACAAGAAACAATTGCACAGTTTGAGCATAAAGATGGTGTGGTGCAAAAAATTGATGAAAATACCTTACAGCTCACCAATGCTTTAGCTTCGAATGTACCTATCATTATTACCACAATTCAAAAATTCCCGTACATCATGCAGTCTATTCGTACCCAAGCGAAAAAGGGTATCAAGGTTGATTTGAGTACAGAAGGAAAGCGTTTCGCTGTTATTGTCGATGAAGCTCATAGTTCCCAAAGTGGTGAAACAGCAATGGAGCTACGCAAAATTCTAAATAAAGATGGGATTGAGTCTGCAATTGCTCAAGAGTTCTTAGATGATGGTGATGAGGATGAAAGTGAACTTACTGATGACGTGAAAAAGCATTTATTTGCAGAAGCATCAAAGCGTAGTCGCCAACCTAATTTAAGTTTCTTTGCCTTTACTGCTACACCAAAATGGAAAACACTTGCTTGCTTTGATGAAGCAGGTGATAACGGAGAAGCTCCATTTCATCATTACAGTATGAAACAGGCAATTCAGGAAGGCTTTATTTTAGATGTATTGGCAAACTATACGACTTATGGGCAGTACTATAAATTAATCAAAATTGCTGACAATGATCCAGAACTCGCAAAGAATAAAACCAAAGCTTTAATGGCTCGTTTTGTTTCTATGCATCCAAGTGTGATCGCTCAGAAAGTAGAAATCATTGTCGAGCATTTTAGAACAGTGACGATGCATAGAATTGGTGGTCGTGCCAAAGCAATGGTTGTAACGAATTCTCGTGAACAAGCAGTACGCTACAAGCTTGCTTTTGATGAGTATATTAAAGAAAAAAGATATACAGGGATTAAGTCCTTAGTCGCTTTTTCAGGGAAACTAGAGGTTGATGGTACTGAATATACAGAACCTAAAATGAATGGTTTTAAAGAAACTGAATTACCTGATCAATTCGATACAGATGACTATCAAGTACTTTTAGTCGCTGAAAAATATCAAATAGGATTTGACCAACCTTTGCTACACACCATGTTTGTAGATAAGAAGCTATCAGGAATTCAAGCGGTACAAACCTTATCGCGTTTGAACCGTTGTGCTTATGGTAAAGAAGATACTTTTGTATTGGACTTTGTGAATACACATGAAGACATTTATAAAGCATTTAAGCCATTTTACGAGCGGACTAAACTTGGCGATATTCCAAATGAGCAAAAATTGAATGAGCTTGGTCATACATTGGATCAATGGAAGTTTTACTTTGAGGCTGATTTAATTGAGTTTGCAAATATTTGGTTTAAGGATAGAAGTAAGCTAACAGGGCATGAACATAAGCAGTTGAATAGTATTATTGACCGTGCTGTTGATAAATATAAGAAAATTCATCCTGATGATCTTGTACATCAACAAGAGCAACAAAAACTATTTAAAAGCCAATTACAAAGCTATTTAAATTTATATCTCTTTGTCTCGCAAATCATGGACTTTACAGATTCAGAGCATGAGCAACGATATGCGTATTTAAAAGCTTTACTACAAAAGTTGCCTAAAGGCTCTAAAGAAAATGAAGTTGATTTATCGAAAATTGTGGAACTTCAATTTTATCGCCTACAGAAGTTAAGTGAAAATAGTATTGATTTAGGGCATGGCGAAGCGAATGATTTAAAAGGTTCAACAGATGTGGGAACAGGGCAAGCAGAATCTACAGATAATGTATCGCATCTGATTGATGAATTGAATGAGGCATTTGGTACTGATTTTACAGTAGCTGATCAATTGTTCTTTGATCAGGTTGAGCAAGCAGCTATTGAAAATGAAGAAATTGTACAGGCAGTGAACGCAAATTCTCTAGACAGTTTTACAGAGTACTTATCTGGAAAGTTGATTGATCTGTTTCTTGTTCGACTTGCAGGAAATGAGGAAGTCTGTAATAAGGTTATGAGTACAGATGAGTTGCGTAAAAAAGTTGCTAAGCGATTGGCGAAGCATATTTATACACGGACAAAAAAGAACGCTTCAAAATAGCTCTTTTTAAAATTTCACGTCAAATTGTGCCGTGCTGTTATGAATGTTTATAGACAGTATTGCACAGTTAATTTTTATAGACAGTATTGCACAGTTAATTTATGTTAGCATAAGACAAGGTCAGATGGGCATAGAGGAGGAAATGTGATGTCAATGCGTATCGACACTAACACATTGAATTATTATGTTCAAAATGCCCAAATTTCGTTGAGTGTTTTAAGAACAAAAATTAATAATTTAGATCAATTTTTAAGTGGGGAAAAACAGCCAACTTTTAATCAGTTATCTGAAATAGCAAAAAAAATTAATGTACCGACAGGTCTCTTATTACTGAATAAAACTATTGATATTGACATTAAGCGACTGGACTTCAGGACACTTGAGTCAGATTCAATCGATGAAGCAAGTGAAGAATTAAGAGATACCATTGCAGAAATGGAGGTCAAACAGGAATTTTTGAAGAATGAAATTACTGAAAATTTAGATTTTGTGGGTCAATTTTCTATTGATTCCAACGTTCTAGAAGTAGCTAAAAAAATACGTAATAAACTGGAGATTCCTTTGTTTTTCCAGAATCAAGCTGATAATTCATTAAATTATCTACGCGATAAGATTAATGGTATAGGCGTATTTGTTTTTTTTAATGGTAAAGTGAAAGACAATACACATCGTCCTCTAAGTGTGAAAGAATTTCGAGGGTTCGTATTACTTGACCATAAAGCACCTATAATTTTTATTAATCAGAAAGATACTAAGAACGGTCAACTCTTTACATTAGTACATGAGTTAGTGCATATTTTCGTAGGTACTGAAGAAATATTTAACATTGTAGATGCTGGCGATTACCAATTTGATCGAACTGAAGCATTTATAAATAAAGTAACAGCAGAAATTTTAGTTCCTCAAGAGATTTTCTTACAGCTTAATTCAACCGATAGTAATTTTTTAGCTAGAAAATTTAAAGTCAGTGAATTTGTAATTGTAAGAAGACTATTAGACTTAAATAAGATTACACGTGAAGAATACCTGAATCGTACTAGAGACCTAAAGGAAAACCTTGAACGTTTTTTACCAAATGAATCTAATGGTGGAAGTTATATTAATAATATTAGATTTAGAGTTGATAATAGATTTTTTAAATATGTAATGAATGCAGTAAATCATGATCGTATTTCATATACAGATGCATTTAATATTGTAGGTGTCGGTTTTAAAGGATATAAAATTTTGATGAATAGAGGTGGCAATGACTAAGTATTTATTGGACACTAATATTTATATCAATTTTTATGAAAGATATTATCAATTTGATTTTTTTCCAAGTTTTTGGGAGAAAATTAAAGTCATCATCAATTCACAAGTAGTACTTCCAGATATTGTTGTTAATGAACATTATCAAGATGAAATTTTTAAAGAATGGCTTGAAGAAAACTTTACTGGAACTTCTTGTAAATACAAAGATTATGCTGATTTATGGGCTGAAGTTATCCAACATATTGCAACTCATGACTGTTATAGTGAGAAAGCCTTAACAAATGACAAAAGTTGGACACATGAAAAAATAGCAGATGGATGGTTGATCGCAATTGCAAAGAAAGATAATTTAGTGATTGTAACAAGTGAAACGAAAAACATTAGCTTAAATAAAAATCAACCTTCACAAAGCCCAAAAGTTCCTGATATTGCTAATGATCTTGGTATTCGCTGTATCAATATGAATACTTTTTTTCAAGAGATTGGCTTAAAAATTTAGAAATAATATTTCTATAATATATTTATAAGTTAATTAGACCCTGAACCGTACCGGGTTTGTCGGAGACTTTTTATTTAAGTTAGGCTACCTGACCTAACGGATTAATTTTATCATAGTACATTGCTTCAAAATCAAAAGGTGACACATAACCCAGTGCACTATGTACACGCACTTTATTGAACCAATATACCCAGTTTAATGTCGCAAGTTGTACATCTGCTAAACCACGCCAATCTGCTTTTAAATATTCAATCACCTCTGTTTTGTATAAGCCATTCACCGTTTCAGCCAAAGCATTATCGTATGAGTCACCCTTTGTACCGACTGAAGCTCGTAAATTATTTGATTCATCGAGATCGTTTTAATTTCACCCCTTCAACCAATCCCTTACTAAATTTTCATACCAATTCATAATTTTCACCCTCTCATCCCAGTATTGTGCACGGTTATAAGCAGAACGAATTCGGTTTTGTGGTACGTGTGCAAGCTGTCTTTCAATTGCATCTACGTTAAACAAATTAGACTCATTGACCACAGTGCTGAATAAAGATCTAAAACCGTGCGTTGTCATACGACCTGCATACCCTGACCGTTTGATCACTTGAAGAATGGTTTCACTGCGCATGGCTACATTGTTATTAAGTCGATGCGGAAATAGTAAATCCTGATTATGGGTTAAACGTAAAGCCTGTAGCTCTTCGATCATCATATTGGTCAATGGTACACGGTGAGGTAAGCGATTTTTCATGCGCTCTTCAGGAATGTCCCATTTTCGATTTTCTAAATCAAACTCATCCCATTTTGCTTGAAGAAGTTCGCTGACACGTACACCAGTCAGCATAATCAACACTAGGGCATGCTTGGTCTGAGCATCGCATGGATAGGCACGAACTTTTCTTAAAAATTCAGGCATTTCAGTAGCAGGCAGTGATGCTAAATTTTGTACTTTTTTAGACTTAAGCGCATAGGTCAAATCACCTGCAGGATTGTCATATCTATAGCCATGTGCAATGCCGTATTTCATAACCATGCCACATCGTGAGAGCGTACGCTTAGCAATTTCAATGGAACCTCTGGCTTCAATCCTTTTAATGACTTTTAAGATCTCTGGGGGCTGAATTTGATTAATTGGCAAATCCCCTAAAGTGATAAACAGTTCATCCAAAGATGCACGTACGTTCAGAATGTGTTTATGCGACCACGTTTCCTTTTGATTGTTAAACCATTCATTTGCAACCTCCCTAAATGAAGGCTGTTCTTGTTCCGAGTTTTGCTTGATTTTTGTTGTAAACTCAATCGCAACCTCCCTGGCTCGTTTCAGGCTAAGCTCAGGATATAAACCGAGTGATTTTGACTTGCGCTGACAATTTTCGGTGTAACGAAGCGACCAGTATTTTTTTCCATTCGGGTCTATACGAAGTGATAAGCCATTGATATCGGATAGACGATATTGCTTATCTTTAGGCTGTGCTTTTCTGCATTCTGTGTCTGTTAAAGCCATCGTTTTACCCCATAATCTTATTAAAAATCATGGTGTAAATTGTCGTCATTTTGACCCACAGATAGCAAAGATGGGGGTAAACGCATTTGGATAAGGTCGGACAATGTGGCCTATAAAAAAGCATTTTTAAGTATAAATTTTAGTGTTTTTTATTTCGTATTGGATCGCGTTGAATTGAATGTTGGTGGTGAAGGGGATAGATTGAGTTGCTGTATGAAGGGGCAAGCCAATCAAATAGATGATTATACTGATTGATTTTCTTTGACCCAGTTTTGACCCTATGATGATGTATGGCTGCACAATAAAAAAGGTTCAAAGCCTAAAAATGAATTTGAACCTGTATTACTCAAAAGAAAGTAGTTCTGATTATTTTTCTTGAATTTTCAACTCAACTTGATAGTCATCTTGAGTCACTTTGATTTTGTGGCCTTTATATTTACGTTTGCTTGGCGAGAGTGCAGAGCTAGTTACTTCCTTATGGAACTCACTATCCGACATGAAAAAATAATAGGCTTTATAGCCCAATAAGATTTTATCGATTTTTTTGCCTTTTTTCTCAGCATTACGGATGAGCTCATTTAGATCATCTAAGCTAATATTCTCTGACATTCCCAAACCCTCAAAAATAAAGTTGAATTATCACATGAGGAAGAAGCAAGTCATATTACAGATTGATGACAGTTGCATTTAGAGTGTGTTTACTCGTGGTAAACGATGCTCAAAAGTTGTGGGTCAAATTGATCCAATTTTGACCCAATTTATTCAAATTTGGGTCAATTTGTTCTGGATAGCATTGGACGCAAAACCCATAAAAAAAGCCCTTAAACATTGAGTTTAAAGGCTTTTTTGTATTGTGTCAGATGACTCTGTATTGAAATTTGGTGGAGGTGGCGGGAGTTGAAAATTAACTTTAAGTTATTGATTTTATAATATGAAAATTAACGTATAACACTTGCGTATAACATCTGTATAACAAAGATGCTTGATCAATCCTAATTAACAACAGATTGTTCTTGGTTTAATTTATGTTTTTGGAGTTGAACTCAGGACTATTATAGCGACAAAAAAGGCGCTATTTAGCGCCTATTTCTGCCTTTATCTTATTTAAGCTTTCTAATGTGTAGCCCTTGTATTTCTCTGTTTCGCGATCTGGTGGGTACTTTTCTAAGTAATGGCGCTTGAATGTATTGACAGCCATCCCCAATTCGCGCGCTACACGCCGCATTGAATACCATTCCATATTCACCCCTCCGCATCCGCTTTTGGTTCTTCGACCCAAACACACTTTTCTATGTAGCCATTTGCCCATTCAGCCATGATTTCAGTTTCGAGAAATTGCTCTTTCTCAAATAGATTTAATTTATTCCATTCATCTTCGCTTATGTGGTCACTTAGAAGCTCTTCATTTTCCTGATCACCTATTAAACCAATAGAGAGCCTCATTTTCACTTTAAGCTTATTAAAATTACTCATTTCCACCCCTTACTGCTTCTAGCATTGTTTCCCAGATTGATGTTGCATCATAACGATAGCCTTTGTCAGCTAAAGCTAGTCGATTTCCCTTTATAAGCATTTCCTCTGTCGGCTCTTTCGGCACCAAAACAAAACCTTCAGGCACGGCTTTGGCTGCTTGCCACATTGACCAGCCGTAATTCAACTGTGCTGCAAGTTCTTTTGAGCTTTCATCAAATAATGAAAGTGCTACATATTCACCATCTTTGAATATCGCACCGCGTAGCAATCTAGCATTTTTAGGAATTGCCTCAAACGCTTTTCTTTCTTTTTCAATATCCATCACGGCTTTTCTCCAGAGTTTTACATTTCGCTAACTGTCTTGCTCTTTGCCCCAGTTTGGTTCTACTCATTCCGATTAATTCAGCCGCCAACCTTTGATTGCCTTTTGCTTTAATCAAGGCTTTTTCAATCAACACATTTTCAAGATGCTGGACTAGGCTTTTAGTGACATTCACACCACTTGATATGGCTTTATCAATATCTGATTCACGTAATACAATGCTATTATTCATATCAGCACCTTAAATACTCATAAATAAAACAGGCTGACAACCAGTATCTTTAATGGCCGCATCTTTGTAATGTTGGTAATAACTACTTATGTAGTCCTCACCAGTATCGTCATTAATAAAATCACGAATTTTATGAACATCCTTAGATGATAAGTCATACACAAAAAGACCATTTAAAAACTGTTCTTTAGATGTTTCTGTTTCACCATAATTTTCAATATAATATTGATAAACATCTTCTTTTGTTTTTGCTGCATATATGGCTTCATCACAGTTTTCAATTAGTTGATAGCCATTTATTTGAAAATCCATAACACTCTCCTACAACCCCACTCATGCGGTGGGTGGGGTTATATAAATTAACCCTGTAACTCTGCATAGCGGCGGTCATAGGCATTATTGATTTGTGCAGTCTCGTCATCTGGCAAGCTATTTACTGCTGGATCACTCATAATTTCGTTCAAACGATCAATGCTTTCAGCTTGGTCAATACTTTGAAGATAGGTGTCAACCAGACTTAATCCATCTTCAAAAATATCTTGCTGTAACAGTACCTCTTTACGATGTGCATAGGCCATCAATACCGCCTGGTTATGTTCCTTTGTCAGCTTTGACTCATTGCCTTTAATTGTTCTTGCCACTTCCGCCTCAAGCGATACCACATCTTTTGCCTCAGCAATCATTCGCTCAAGACCAGCTTTAACAGAATTGCTTTTAATCGGATCAGGCCCTGCAACTGTAGCCTTAGGTTCTTCTTTAACTGGTGGAGTAAATTTTTGCTTCAACTGGGTATATGTGTCTTTGAGGTAAGATAGGTGAGTACCTGTTAAACCATCGTTCGCTAAAAAACTACTGTGAATTTCGTTAAGCTCAGCCAAAGTCTCAACTTTATTCATCTTCAATAAATATTCTTTGCGGATTGCTATTGATGATAGTTTTTCCGCATCTTTTGATGCTGGTTTTTGGACATTTTCAGACTCAACAGCTTGTGTTTGTTTGCGTTCTGGCTGATTCTTTTCAGGCTCTTGCTGTACAACTGGTTCGGCCTTTAACACTTCCTCCTCAACAAATTCAGCATCAACTATTTCACCTTGCAATTTATCTCTCTGTGCATTGAAAAGTTTATTAACCTCTGGCCAGTCTGATTCAGACAATTCAGCAAGCTCACCCTCCAATTTATCTAAATCATTCCCAGTTTTTGCAGCAAGTATTTTTTGCTTGAGTGCACGCACTTGGCCAGTGGTATTTTTAACTTCTGGTTCAGGCGTAACATCCACAATCGCATCTTGTTCTTCCTCGGCAGAACGTAATCCCATTAACAATTCAGGTGCATACACACGGCCAAAGAATGATGAGGCACGATATTTCAACATCTGTTCAGGCATGGTTTGCCATTTAGAACCTTTTTTCTGGAACCATCCCTCTTTTACGGCCATCTCAATAGTAATTTCAGAAGATTCAAGAATAGGGATACCATAGTGTTTACAGCAGTGGTATACGTCCCCATGTTCTTGTAAATCTTCAATTGAGAAATTAGGAATAGTGGTCCCTTTTTCAACAGTCCATGCAATGCAGCTTTGATCATTGATGGTAAGTTTCTTATTTGCAGTTCGCTTGTTGTTATTTTCCCAAAAAGTTTCAGTGTATTCGACTGTTTTCTCACCCAGTTTAGCAACATGGTAGCGTAGATGACCAAAGCGGCCACAACTATTGATTGCACCCATAATAAACTGACTTGACCAGCTTGGACGACCCTCAATCAAATACAAATTTTGCATTACCATTAGGGCATCTGCCCCCATGCGTTGAGACATATTTAGTGCAATAATGCAGTTTGATAGACCACTTGGATTGGGTTCTTCACGGTACTGGATGTTACCCCATTGATCTTTACCCACCTTAACCTTGATAACCGCCCTGTATTGTTCTGGTACCAAAGTTGAGTGAGCAAGCATATTTGCAACACGCTGTGAAAGCTCGAATGACTCAAGGTTTAGTAAACCTACAAATTGGTTAGACTTTTGAGCTGCCTGATTGTCTTGATTGTTCATAATTTAAATCCTGTAATTAATTGAAATTGTTTTCTAGGGCAAGTTTGGTCATGTAGGATGGGAGGAATATTTCTTCTAATTCGATTGAATATCCCTGCCATTGGTTCATTAATCGAGATTCTGCTAGTAGCTCTTTGGCTTTGCGATAACGCACTTCACCAATGCTTAAAAATAGGTCTGAGGCCTTATATTGTTTGGCTACAAAAGGCGCGTCATTTTCAGCAACCAGATAGATAAAATCGGGTTTATCCTCTGTCTGGTAATACTGCTGGAATCCCTCACGGTACATGGCCGCAGATAAGTCATAGGCGAACTTGTCACAGGCTTTTTGAAAAGCCATAGGACGGGCATCATTCGCCGTTTTGACGTCAATAATTAATCCGTTTGGATAGCGGTCACATGGGATGATGTGATAATCAGGGCGTACACGAAGCTGTAAATCATAGATCGGGTCGGTAAAGAAAATACTTGCCTCAGCTATGCCAGCATTGTTTAACATTACGCCATACATGCTCAGTGATTTAAGATTCCAAACAATACGCTGAGCACCTGATAACTGATCTTCTGTAATCGTGATTTTCTTGCCGTTTTCGGCTTCCCAAGCATCCCACCATTGCACACGGGCGATTGAATCAGCCGATGGATTTTTAGCATTACGCATAACATCCGTAGGTGGTTTAGGTGCATCGGCTGGCAATACACAAAACTCAGATTCAAAAACTTGAGGTTCCAGGAACAAGGCATGGGCCAATGTTCCAAAATCCAGATGTTTTTTAGTTTCTCTCTCATGCTCTTTGGCAATATTGATTGAATAGAAATGGGCAGCACTACGCAACAAGTCTTTTAATTGGCTTGAGCTGTACTCTGGTCGAGCGTGATATTCATCATTGCTCATACCTTGAATAAGCTGATCAGAAGATTGTAGAAGTTGATGTATCGTATTCATATTACTCACCATCAACTTCTTTCTTAGATTTAGTCATGGCTATTTACCCCCAATAATACGCACTTGAACATCGACAGACTCACCACGCTCAAAGCGTTGTTGCCATTCCTTTGCTTGTTGTTCTTGTTGGTCAACCCCATTGGCGCATGCTTTTAAGCCGAATACACATGCAGTAGAGATAACTAAAAACAGGGTGGTGTATGCGCCTAAAGCAGATAGCTTTTCACGCCAGCTATATTTTTGTGTCATAATTTGATTGCTCCTCGTTGGGGGTAAAGCACATCGGGGGTAAGAGGTCGGTGTGCTTTTTTGTTTACGAGGTTTATCATTACAAAAATGTATTTTTATTGCAATACATAAATGTAATTTTTTAGAAAATAAAATACAATTTTGTATTTGTAAGGCAATAAAAAAACCTACTGAAATGAGCAGTAGGCTTTCTTGATTTATTCCAAAATTCTAAGAAGCATCCTTTTTGGTGGGAATTACCATACGGGCTTTAGAAAATACTTCTATTAAATCTTCAACATTATTAAGTGCATTATTTAAGGAGGTATCAATAGCAATTAATTCAGCAGCAGATAATTTTTTATCTTTTTCTAATTTATCAATTTTTTTTAAAATTTCTGCAAGTTTTGGAAATCTACTCGCAATAATATAGCTATCTTCTGCAAAAGTTACACTATTCCCAAGCATTGCTTGATCAGTATCCACACCATCTAAATATAAGTACGGAATATCAGTTTGGGATTCCAGCTTTCGAGCCTTTCTTTCACCAATAACCCTTTTCTTTGCAATAATATTGGTTATTTCACCCTGATTTAATCCAAATTTATCAATAAATTCCTGCTTATTCCTGTAGTGAGTTTTCACCCAAGAGGCAAGGCGGTCAGCGCGAGCATCTGAGGATGCTTTATTAAAGTCATTATCTCTATTCATGGCTTGATTCTATCAGTGCATTACAAAAATGTATAAACACAAAAATGTATTTATTCTTGCTAATAAAAATACAAAAATGTAATATTTAAAAAATGAGAAATTGGAGTTTCAAATGAGTAATAAATTTGTAGCTTACTTTAGAAGCTTAAATTCAAATGAAAAGAAAGAGTTAGCTGACAACTGTAAAACAACAGTTGAGTATTTGTCTAAACAAGTTGCTTTGATGAATAAAGGCAAAGCTAACAGTCTTTTTAAACCTGCAACCTGTTCGGCAATTGAAGTTTTTTCTAAGGGTGAAATCACACGGAAAGACCTTAGACCTGATGATTGGTCTGAAATTTGGCTTGAATTAGCTGTGTCTTGAGGTGTTCTTATGTCTGAAAAATTAATAGAGAGCATCACCCATAAATGTACAGATGGGGAAAAACGGAAGCTGGAAGCAATAGCCAGATCACGCAATTTAAGTTTGTCTGAATTGATACGTTCAATCTGCATGAGAGAAATCCAAGAAGTGGAGGAGTTTTTCCATTCTCTCCAAAACGCATTCGCTCTTACCACAGATACATCAGATACGTTCGAGTTGGCATCACCCCAACCGATTATTGATGTCACCCCAAAAATAATAACCACAAAAAAAGCCCAATTGTGCGACCAATTGAGCTTGCTTTGTCTTAACACTTTGCAGTGAAAAGAGGTGGTTCAGATGACCAATTTATCACACAACAATCAGCAAAACCAAGACCATTTAAAAAAATTGAATTGGATACAACAGCATCATGCCGATGCTTTAGTCATTCTGGACTGGATGTTCCAGCGCAATAAAAACAACCTGATCAAACGTGGATACCCACCCGACAACGCTGCTGTAAATCGTAAGGAGTGGCGCGAATGCATGGAGTGGAGATTCCGTTGCGACTGGAGAATTTCGCAAGAAATAGAGCATAGCCTGGCACAAACGGGTTTGCTTTTCTTTTTTGGCGGTTATGTAAAACGTATTGAGGATAAGTAGCTATGAATACTGCGCCAGTGATTCAGTTTCCTAAGCCTCAGCAAGAACAACAAGAGGCTAGTAGGGGCATGTATAGCGATAGATTTAAAAAAGGCTATGTGATGTCGAGCCGATTGTACAGGGAGGAAGTTTACCCTTTCATTTCTGACGCTGCTCGGAATGTTTATGCCGAATTGGAGAACCGCATCAACGGACATAATAAAGAGTCTGATTTTGTCAGCTATTCTCAGTTACAGGGTGACTCAAGTTTAAAAGGCGCTCGTTTACTAAGTCGCCCAACCGTATCTAAAGCCTTAAAAGAATTAATAGACTTTGGTGTAGTAACTATAGGTTCTACTGGTAAACAAGGTAAAAAATCATACCGTTTAAATGAGATTTCCCTAAAAGATCGGTTTACTAACAAAACTAGTGTAGTTAGTAAACCAGTTAAGTTAGTACACCAAGATCGGTTTACTAACAAAACCAAAACTAGTGTAGTTAGTAAACTCACAATATATAATAAGAATTCTTTAGATAATAAAAAAAAGAAATTGCCTGTGGATAACTTGGAATCTGAGATGTTTGGCAACTCAGTCGAATATCATCAGGACGACAAGAAAATTTTCACACTTCGGGAACTGGCAAATCGGTACACGGTTAAATCAGATTTCATCACCCAGGCACAAAAACAAAATTCACAGCTCACCGATGAATTGATTCTTGCTGAACTTAAAAATTTTGTTCAGTGGTCCACAACACGGGAAAAAACCACGGCACAAGGCTGGATGAATTACTGGATTTATCGAATCCAAAAGTTATCTACGCCAAAGCCAAAAAATACGGCCAAGGCAAATACGTCACCTGGAACAAAAAACCTTACTGATCCACAGATCAGCATGTTCAGCAGAAAACTTTGTGCTTTGCCTGATTTTGCTTGTACCTATGCCAACTCAGGTGAATCACAGAAAAATTTTGAATCCCGTATCGCTGTAAAACTTCGTGATCCTGAAAACCTAAAACACTGGGCTTCATATCTTCGTGATGTTGGATTTATTGGCAATGTGGAGGGTAAGGCATGAGATGGAGTGAAGATCAGCTACAAGCACACCTAAAAGCGCACAGAAATAGGGCTAATTTGAGCAAGGAGCGATTAAAAACAGAAAATGATGCAAGGGTACAGCAGGCAAAAAAGAATTGCTTAGAGCGCAAATTGGAGCGAAATGAAGACCCTAAGGAAAATTTTATTTTAAGTTGTGAAGTCGCAACATACCCACCGTCTGTAAATCACTATTGGGTTAAGTCAGGCAAGAGGTTTGTTTTAAGCGATAAAGCAAAAGCTTTTCATATGATTATCAAAGCATTAATACCCCCACTTCAAACAGAAGCACGTTTAAAACTCGAAGTCACATTTCATTTTCCCAATTACCAAACACGGGATATTGATAACTACCTGAAAGCAACAATCGACAGTCTCGTTAAATGCGGTCTATGCATTGATGATGAACAGTTTGACGAGCTGGTGGTTAAGCGTGGTGAGGTTGTAAAAGGCGGGTTAATAAAATTAAAAGTGATGGAATTAGGGTAATACTAATATGAAGATTTATGAAAATGGTAACCTCGGTTTTGATTCAAATATTTATACATATTCAAACGATCCTCGTGCGCGCGCGCGTTTTGTTTCAGCCAAGAAAGAAGCCAAGAAATTTATCGTCAAACGGCGTGGATATAAACCGCCTGATTTTGTACGCATGATTTTAGACTTGCGCAATCTCGGCTGGTCACATGAAAAGATTTCCTATGTGCTTGACTGTTCAGCCAATGCCGTTTCGTCATGGGCTGTGGGTTCGCGTCCGTTTTATGATCATGGGGATGCGTTTATTCAGCTTTGGCAGGAAATGACGGGAATCGAACGCTACCCGCGTGATGGTGAGTTTTTAACTTACAAGTATGACATTGGCCAGCTTGATTTATTAGATCAGTTGGACCGCGTGATTGAACAATTGGATCGGGAGATAGCTAAGTAATATTAAAGATGTAGACAACGCCTTTATAAACTGTTTAGGTTTTTTAATATTTGCTGTAATGCTTCGTCCAGGCTTTCTAGTTTTTTTGCTTCTCTATAAGACGTTAATGCTTTTATCGTATCTTCATTCACGTAAAAAGCACGTTTCTTAAAACCTTTTTCAAGCATTCTGTTGTGCCGTTCTTTTTGCCGTTCTGCTGCTGTACTTGCCATATTTAAATCTCACTGATATATTAATCAGACTTAGCTTGCTAAGTAATGTTTACTGTCACATAGACAGAAGAAAACCCCACTCTAGCCAGTGGGGTTTTGTTTTTAGATGGATTCAGCATCAAGCTCTTTGATTTTATCTTGAATGTCTTTATTGTTTGACATCCACTCATAAAACAGCCCTTCTTCTTCATCGGACAGATCAAGACCATAGTCATTTTCTTTGTCGATAAAAGCAAAGTAAGTATTGTAATCAGCGTGCAAGCGATTTGTTTCACGCTCAAATTGAACTTGAACAATGCGACCATCTTTTAATTCAACGATATAGCCGTTTAAGTCATCGTTGTATTCAACTTCTGAAACCTCAATCGCAGCTTCTTCAATTTTCAATTCAGCTTTAACAAAAGCAATAATTTCTTCTTCACTTGAAGAACACAAAACCATTTCCCCGTCTACATAAACCATTGCTTCTTCACCAGACCAGTGCAGGCTAACTGCCACATTATTCAAAGATAAGCCATCTAAGCCAGTTTCTTTTGTAAAGCCTAAAGTTTCTAAGTTAGTCATTAAAGTTTTCATATCTATATCTCACTAAGTAATGTTTAAGTTCATCAAGACTTTCGATCTAGCCATCTCGTCTTGATGAGTTAATTGTATGCTGTGAGATTCTCACAGTCAAGCATTATTTTAATTATTTTTTAATCTGCCGATGAACGGTATCTCTTTTTGATCAAATTTACACAACAAACCGTTGCTACTAACACATAACACTAGACCTATCGTTATAGATAGAGCTTTTTTATGGCACGTACAATTAAAACACCTGGGGAGACAACCCCGACAGCAGAACAAGCCGATGAAGCATTAGCACACATTACAGCAGAGCCGACAGAAGCCGAAAAGATTCAAGTTGATACACCTGTAGTTGGTGACGTTGTGGCATCTGAACCGCCTGATTGGGCTTTAAAAATTCTAGCTGGGCAGGCACGTATTGAAGCTAAATTGCGCTCTATGTCGTTGCCACAGGCCCAAGCTACACAACCACAACAAGGTATTCCACCAATTCAGCAAACCAAACAGCCAGCCCAAGTTTTGACAGCTCAAGGCTGGGGTTCAAAGGAGTCCTGATATGTGTGGTTCTCCTAAAATTGTGCGTCAAGACCCTGAGGCTGATGCTAAGGCGGCAGCAGAAAAGGCAACGATAGAAGCAAACATGAAAAAAGCGAACCGTCGTACAGCGAACAGCTCAAGCGTGTTAAGCGGTGCTTTTGATGCCAACACTAAAACCAAATTGGGTGGTGGCTAATGTCTAATTTCGCACAGCAACTTTGTACGCGACTTGATCAATTAAAGTCTGCTCGTGCGAACTACGAATCGCACTGGTCTGAATGTTATGAGTACGGTGCGCCCGAGCGTCAGCAGTGCTTTTCATCATCAGTGGTGGATAACAGTAAGACGCAACAGCAGCAACGTGCTGATCTATACGATTCTACAGCAGCAGATTCGGTACAAGTCCTTGTTTCAATGATTATGAACGGCGTAACGCCCAGCAATGCTATTTGGTTTAAGGCCCAGCCAGACGGTATAGATGACTTGGCTGTACTGACTGAAGGGGAACGCTGGCTTGAAGATGTCTGTCAATTCATGTGGCGCAATATTCACGCTGCAAATTTTGACAGTGAAAGCTTTGAGACCATGACAGATGTTGTAACGGCTGGCTGGGGCGTTCTCTACACTGACATTGATCGTGAAGCCAACGGCGGTTATGTCTTTGAATCTTGGCATATAGGCAACTGCTATATCGGATCAACTCGTGCAGATGGAATCATTGACACAATTTACCGTGAACATGAAATGACAGCAGAGACAATGATCAATACCTATGGTGAGGATAATTGCCATTTTACCGTTGTTCAGACTGCCAAGCGTTCACCAGATACCAAGTACAAGCTTTTGCATGTGATTCAGCCAAGAAAGTCAAAAGGTGCAGGGCAGGTCAACAAAGATATGCCTTTTGCTTCATATCACATTGATGTCAGTAATAAGCATCAAATGAAAGAATCAGGCTATCACGAGTTCCCATGCGCTGTGCCACGTTTACGCCGTTTACCCAACTCAGTTTATGGCAATGGTCAAATGACTTTAGCTTTAGCAGATGCTAAGACATTGAATGAATTGATGAAGCAGACACTTCATTCAGCAGAGCTACAAATTGGTGGCATGTGGATTGCGGAAGATGATGGCGTTTTAAATCCGCATACAGTGCGTATCGGGCCGCGTAAAGTGATTGTGGCCAACAGTATTGATTCTATGAAGCGACTGGATGATGGGACGAATTTCCAGATAGCGGATTATCTCATTACCAATTTGCAGGGCGGTATCCGTAAAAAGCTTATGGCTGACCAGTTGCCGCCAATCGGTACACAGCAAATGACAGCTACAGAAATCCATACCCGTGTTGAGCTGATCCGCCAGATGCTGGGGCCGATGTACGGACGTTTGCAATCTGAGTACCTGAAATCTATTTTAGATCGTTGTTTCGGCTTAGCTTTGCGTTCTGGTGTACTTGGCCAGCCACCCCAAGAGCTTTGGGGGCGTAACCTGTCATTCAAATTTGTATCGCCTTTGGCGCGTTCGCAGCGCATGGAGGAAGTCATGGCGACTGAGCAATACGTGGCAAGTGTGGGGCAGATGGCCGCAGTGGACCAGACCATTTTAGATAATGTGGATTTTGATGCTGTGGCGGTATTAATCGGCAATGGCCGTGGCGTTCCTCAAGCAATTATGCGAACGGCGGATGAAGTGCAGGAATTGCGCCAGGCACGACAGAAAGCTATGCAGGAACAGCAACAGGCGCAGCAGCAGCAAGCGATGCTGGATAAGGCTGGGGATGTGATTGCCAAGGGTGCGGAACATCAACTCACCAGTGAGGTAATGCAGTGATTTTTTTAATTATCGTAATCTGCATTCTGTTTGTCGTAGGTTTTGTTCAGAGCAATCGAATTGATGACTTGAATGAAAAATATCGCATTGAAAAACAGAAGAATTTTGATGCTCAGCAAGAACTGGATTATTACACACAACTCTGTATTGATCTTCAACAGCAGCTTGATGAACTCCAACAGCCACGGATTGATGATGATCAGCCAGCAGAGCAAGGCAATTTTGTTAAACGGCATCGTGTCACCAAGCCAACGGCGGAAACATACCGCAATGTCTTTGATCTTGATGTCAACGGCATAAGGATTTTAGAGCATCTTACACAAGTATTTTGTCGTGATGCTTTCACTGATTCAGAGCGTGAAACCTGTCACCGTTTGGGACAGCAAAGCGTGATCAATTTTATCGTCAATAACATCAATCGGGCAAACGACCCAAACTATAAGGAGTCTGTAAATGACTGATCAACAACAGCAACAAGCACAAGAGCAGAACCAAGAAGCCAATCAGAACCAAAATAGTATGCTTGGTGGTGGCCATGAGGGTGAAATTCAGGACGGTGGCGAACAGGGTAATCAGGGACAGGGCAATAACTCAGATACCCCTAAAGTTCCTGAATCGGCAGATGGCTACGAAGTCAATATTGATGGCTTTGATTTCAATGAGTTTAAAGGCATTGAGGAAAACAAGGCATTTCTGGACGAAGCACATAAGGCGGGGCTGAGTAATGAGCAGCTTGGTTTTGTCCTGGGCAAATACAACGAGATCATTCCTCAGCTCATGGAAGCCAATGCTCATCTGGATAATGAATCATGCATTCAAACCATGACTGAAGCATGGGGTAATGATACTCAGGTCAATTTCGGTTTTGCCAAAGCAGCAGCAGACAATGCGATTGCCAATGGCATCTTGACGGCGGAGGAGGTCAATAGTCCAGAATTTGGCAACAATCCACTTGTCCTAAAAATGGCTGCGTATTTTGGTCAACAACTTGGTGAAGATACACCACCTAAAAATACCCACCAAAGCGGTGCTACAGATGTTCAATCATTAATGTCATCAGAAGCGTATTTGAACGAAAGCCACCCTGATCATAAGCGTGTCTTTGCTCAAGTCCAAAACTTCTATCAGAAGCAATACAAGTAAGGGGTAATATATGCCTATTGTGAATGAAAACAAAATCACAGCGGCCTTTGTACAGCAGTTTCACGACAATTACGAAGTAGCTTGCGCTCAACAGGATTCTCGACTTTTACGCACGGTTCATAATCGTGGGCGTATCGAGGGTGAATCTTTCACGATTAATGATCTTGGTGTTGTAGAAATGCAGGCATCAGGCGCACGTTTTGGCGATACAGCTTGGACAATTCCCGATGCAGGTGTGCGTACAGCATTAATGTCTGATTGGGATTTATTTATCCCGATTGAAAGCCGTGATATTCCAAAGCTGAAAGCGCACCCGAATGACAAGTACATCAAATTGCTGTCAGATGCTCGTAATCGTAAAATTGACGACATTATCTATCAGGCATTGGTGGGCGGTGTAACACGTAAAACGGTGAATGACGCAGGTGCAGCATCAACTGGTTCAGTAGCATTACCAGCAGGTCAAATCATCTTGTCTGGTTTTGGTACATTAAAGCAGCAGGTTATTAAGGCTAAGTCGCTATTTCGTAAGAATGAATGTGACGAAAACAACGGTGAGCAGCTTTATATCCTGTACACGTCAACCATGTTGGAAAAAATCTTAGGCGATACGACACTAACATCGGCTGATTTTATGGCTGGTAAAATGCTGCAAGAGGGCGGTGTAGGTGGTAAGTGGTTAGGGTTTAACTGGATTCCGTACGAAAAATTAAATAACGGCGCAGGCGGTGCAACAGAAGCTCGTGCAGTGGCTTACTGTGGTTCGGCAGTGCATTTTGGTGATGCTGCTATCACTGGCTTTGGTATCACTAATCGACCAGACAAAAAGAATATTTCACAAGTTGGCGGTGTTCATTCGTTTGGTGCAGGACGTGCTAATGAGTTAAAAGTTGTGGCGATTGATTTTATTAAATAATCACCCACCAAACCAACATTAAAAACCTCTCACTATAACCAAAAGTGGGAGGTTTTTATTATGACTACAACAAACGTCAGTATTTGCAACGAAGCACTTAGCATGATCGGTGCTAAATCAATTATTTCATTCGATGATGCTACTGAAAATGCACGGCGCTGTGCATCCATTTATGACAGTACACGCAAGGCTTTATTGCGGATGCATCCGTGGAGCTTTGCAAAGAAGCGTGCCCAGCTTGCACCAATTTCCACACATCCATCTTTTGGTTATGCCCATGCATTTCCATTGCCTAATGATTTTATGCGTGTCTATGACGCTGGCGAAATCAATTATGAGATTGAGGGGCGGCATATTTTGGCAGATACAAGCCTGATCAACCTTGTTTATGTCTATGACAACGACAATGAGCAGACATGGGATTCATTATTTACCGAGTGTATGGCCCTTTATCTGGTGCGTAAGTTGGCAAAACCCATTACTGGCAGTCAGGCTGAGGCTGATAGCGCATGGGCACAACTACAGGGCATGTTAAAGCAGGCAAGGGCAATCAATGGACAGGAACGCCCAGCACAGGATTTTGCAGCCAATTATGAATCAACCTTGCTTGGAGTGCGTTACTAATGAAACAGTACATTATGAAAAATAACTTTAGTGCTGGGGAGCTTGCACCGACGTTATATACACGCACAGACATTCAGCAATATGGAAATGGGGCTAAAACCCTACGCAATGTCATTCCTTTGGTTGAGGGTGGAGTAAGAAAAAGACCTGGAACATTTCACATGGGAATTGTTCCTAATGCTGTGCGCCTGATCCCATTCGTTGTTAGTTCTGATCAGTCGTACATGCTGGTTTTTAGGCCATTGGCTATTGATATATACAACCCAAGAACAAAGACATTCGTTGCTAATGTCGTTACACCCTATACCGCAGAGCAGATACCAGATATTCAGTTTGTGCAATATCGCTATGAGATGTTCTTTACCCATAAAGATGTGCCTGTACAGCGTTTCCGTTCTTCAATGGACTTCACTGCATGGGAATTTAACCAGTTTGTCTATACCCATGCGCCTACTGATTCGGAAAATGCACGTACCCCATTTAGAAAGGGGAAACCATCTGGAAAAGATGTAGGTGCTTTTGTATCTTTTGTGCTTGATATTCTAAATACTTGGCTGAATACCACCGCCTATATTGTCGGGGATGTGATCCAGTATTCAGGCAAGATTTATCAGGCTACCAAGGATGCAACGGGTCAGCAGCCAGATATTTCACCCTCATACTGGGTGGAGGTGACCGCAGCCGCAGGGGGATTTGTTGCCGATGATGTAGGTAAATATATTAGTGTGAATGGTGGAATCATCAAGATCACTAAATTTGTTAATACTAATCAGATCAATGGTGAGATCATTGTCAAACTTGGTTCAGATGTACAGGCCATTGAACGCTCTTGGTCAATTTTGTCACCTGTTTTTAATGCCACTGACGGTTATCCACGTTGCTGTACCTATTTTAAGCAACGCCTTGTCTTGGCCAATACCAAGAAAGCGCCAAACAAGATATGGTTTAGCGCCGTTGGGGGTAACGGTAACTTCCTTGAAACCACGGAGGATGGGGATGCTTTTAGTATTGTGTCGGCATCTGGCCTTGCCAACAGCATTTTATTCCTGGAAGCCCAGCGCGGTGTAGTCTGCCTCACGTCAGGCGGCGAGTACATGGTCGATTCTGACGGCGTACTGACCCCAACAACTGTAAATATTAATGAACATACTGCATACGGTGCATATCCTGTAACACGGCCATGTCGTGTGGGGAATGAGCTTTTATTCATTCAGCGTGGTGGTGAGCGTTTACGGGCATTGTCGTATCGCTATGAAGTGGATGGATTGGTGTCACCAGAAATCAGCGCATTATCATCCCATATCGGTGAGACGCACGGCGGAATTAGTGAAATCAGCTATCAGCAAGAGCCTGAAAGCCTTGTGTGGTGTGTGTTGGGTGATGGAAAAGTAGCATCCATCACATTCAACCGTGATCAGGAGGTCCTTGCATGGGCGCAGCATGACTTTGGCGGATCGGTTAAAAGTATTTGTTCTGTACCTACAGCTTTAGGTTCTGATCTTTGTTTTATGCTGGTTTATAGAACGGGCGTACCGTGTTTGGAGCAATTGTCTTTTGATGCCCTTTTAGATTCGCAGAGAGAAAAGACATTGACTACAGATTCAATTAATAAAACAGAAATTGGGTATGTTGATAATCTTAGTGTTTATCAGGTCAGTGGTGAATCTATTTACTCTGTAAATTTTACCGAGACTTTGACCGAATTACAGTTGCCAGGCATGACAGGCCAAACCGTTAAATATGGCCGTCTATTTAGCTGTGTTGCGGAACTATTCCCGCCAGAGTTAAGCCAGGCGCCATTATCTTCAATGCTATTTAAAGCAAAAATTGACCGCATGGCGTTTTTCTTTAACAAGACTTTAGCGCCTGTGATCAATGGTGAATTAATTGAACTGTTCACCTTTGACCAAAACCCATTTGATGGACAAAAACCAATGACAGGCTATCACATGATTGAGGGTGGCTACTGGGAAGATTTGCACAAAACACCTATCAGGATTTCACACAACAAACCGCTGCCTTTTCACTTGCAAGCTATCACCATGCAAATGTCAATTAATGAGAAATAGACATGAGAATACGTGAGGCTTCACAACAGGACATACCTATTTTAATAAAGATGGGTGCAGCCCTTACCAATGAGTCACCAACATTTAAGCAGCGTGGATTTAATCCAGATAAAGCGGCACAGCATTTTAAATGGTTGCTGGATGGTAATGGCGTTATTTTTATTGCTGTGCAAGACGGTGAAATTGTAGGGGGTTTTGCTGGTGGCATCACTACAGATTGGCAGTCTGATCATAAGCTTGCCTTTGATTATGTGATGTATGTCATGCCTGAGCATCGTAATGATGGGGTGGCAAAGGAATTGGTTAAAACCTTTATTTTATGGGCCAAAGAAATGGGGGCAGACCGTATCAATTGCGGCACGGCGACAATGGTCAATACCAAGCAGTGTGCAGCACTTTATGAATCACTGGGCTTTATGCCTGTGGGCCTGTTCTTGGAAATGGAGCTATAAGTCATGGCAGCATTACCAGCGATAGCGGCCGTTGCTAGTGCAGCAGGTACGGCAATAGCAGGATATTCCGCTTATACCAATAGTAAAACTGCATCAAAACAGGCGGAAGCCGATGCAGATGCAGCACGTTCACAGGGTCGCCTGGAAGCTGAACGTATTCGCAAGCAAAAAGAAAAGACTCAATCCGCAGCCCGTGCAGCTTTGGCTCAAAATGGCCTAAATGTTGGCGAGGGTACAGCCGTTACCATCAACGACACCATCGAACGTGATGCAGGGTATGACGCTGCAATGTCTGAAATTGCTGGATTTAATGCATCCCAGCGATTGCAGGCTGAGGCAAGTGTTCACCGTAAAAATGCCAATACAGCAGCTATTACGGGGGCTTTGGATACGACAGCAGCGGCAGGAAAAGGTTATAACAGTTATAAGAATGGGTGGAAATAATGGCTAAAATTCCGATGGGTAATTTTGGTAACGCTATGCCACAGGCTCAGCGTATCCAGATGCCGCAAGATCATAGTGGCCAGATGATTGCCAATTCTTTGCAGAATGTTGGACAGGTTGCAGCCCAAGCTGATCAGCAGCAGCGTGAACGTGAAGTTCAGGCTAAACAGTTGGAGTTGTATAACAATCAACTTGCTGAAAAAGAGGGGCAGCTTAAAGTTGATGATTTCTTATCATCTAAATTTAGTGAACAGGTGACACTGTTACGCAATGATGTTGCCAATGGCGAAAAAACATCACAAAAAGCTACTGAAGATTTAAAGAGATGGTCGGATGAACAATACAAGGAATTATCATCCAGCCTACCAATGCATGCACAGCAGCAGTATAAGGCGCAAATTGATAGCTCAGTAGGTCGTCAGGGGGCTGGTTTTTTACCTTTGCAGTTAAAAGCCAATGAGCAAAGAGAATTGAATATTGTAGACCGTGCATTTAGTGAGGCGACACGCCGACCAACCAATGAACGAGAACCTTATTTTCTTTCCTATCTAAAAACTGCAAATATTCCAGTGGCAGAAAAAGAAGCTCTATTATTAAAGCTTAGAGTTGAGTCCAATAAAATTGATGTCGATGGTCGTATTTTATCGGCCGTAGATTCATCGAATATTGACGAGCTTAGAACATTATCAACTGAGTTGAATAAGGGTGCATATAAGTATTTAAACGGCGGTCAGGTTCAGGATTATCAGGCATCTATTGCCAGTAAAATTCATACACTCCAACAACGTCAGCAGATCGTTGAAAATAAGCGTGTGAGTGAGTCAAACAAGGTTTTTAGTGAATTTCAACAATCCGTTTTAACTGGTCGTGACTTGGATTCTAGCTATATTGAGAATGTTAGGGCTGCGGTGCAAGGCACACCAAACCAGGAGGATTTTGAGTTTTATATGGGCCAGTCTAAGAATTTTCAGCAATTCTCAAAGTTAAGCACGACTGAACAGTTAAAAATGCTTAATTCTCAAAAAGCCATAATGAAAAATTCAACAACGGCGAATGCAGTACGTGAACAAAAAATCATGGCTGTTTACCAGTCTATCTACAATCAAAAATTACAAATAGCGAAAGACAATCCTAATCAATTATTAGCTGAAGCAGGGATTCAACTACCTGAATTAAACCCAATTGAAATAAAAATGAATCCTCAAGGATTTGCAAAGAATGTGATTGAGATTGGTGAATATCAAGTTTCACAGCGTGATATGGATGCAAATGCCTCAATCAAGCCGATTTCACCAGAAGACTTGCCAGAAGCTAAAAAGGCATTTGATTCATTGGATGTAAATGGGAAACTTGATTTTATTGGTAATTTAATATCGCAGAGTAAGGGCGTTAAAGATGGTTCAAAGATTTGGGGCGCTGCTTTAGGTCAGTTAGGCGGTGGCGATATGAATTATGTCATGGCTGGTGTGGCTAAGGCGAATGGGTATGCTTCCACTGAGGGGCGTGACCTTGCAACTTCAATTATCTCAGGCACTCAGTTACTCAAAAACAAGCAATTGATCATGCCTAAAGAGGATGATTTGCGAGTTGCTTTTAATGACTATGTTGGTCAAACCCTAACAGGTACAAATGCCAATAATGCCTATCAAGTGTTTAAAGCCGTTTATGCTGACACGATGAATGCACGAGGCTTCAGTCATGCTGCCAAGGATGCGAGTCCTGATAAAGCGATTCTTAAAACCGCCCTGGGCATGTCAACAGGTGGTATTTATACACAGCCTAACTCATACAAAAACTATCTAGGCGCTAAAGTTTCTGACTGGAAAGTTACCAAGCCATATGGCATGACCGATGATGTTTTTGAAGGTCGCTTAAATAAGGGGTATGCAACTATCTCAAAACAGACAGGCATTGATGTTGCTGATCTGGAAAGGTTGCGTCTGAAACAAGGTAAGCCATCAGCAACAGGTGAGATTCAATATGATCTGCTCAATGAGCGTGGTCAGCCGCTTGTCGTTGATGGTGCTGTTTGGCGTATCAAAATGAATGGGGTGAAAAAATGACTTGGTTTGATACGTTTACAGATGATGAGCAACAATCTGTAGAGCAGCTACAAAAACAAGGCATTACAGGCAAACCAGCCAAGAAAAAAGACGTTGGTTTATTTGATGGTGTTGCTGATTCTCCCATTCGTGGTGCTGGTGTTGGATTTATTAAAGTTGCTGACACATTAGCAAAGCCTTTGGATTTTGCAGGGGATGCGGTCAGCTATGCTGTAGATTATGCGAAAGGCGATGATTTACCATCATTTAACGATTATCGTGCAAATGCCGTTAAGCAGCGTGACGATTTGGTATTTAAAACTATTGAAGCATTAGAGGATAGAGAAAATACGGGTTTAATCGGGAATATTGGTGTTGGCTTAGGTGATTATATCTGGCGTGGCTTTACTGGCGGTGTGTTTGGTGGTATCGGCGGTGCAGCAACTCTAACAGGTGGAACAACTGGACATTACCAATACAATAATTTACGCCGTAACGATGTTGATAGCTATACCGCTTTACAGGTTGCAGGAGTTAATGCCGTTGGCGATGCAGCAGCCACAGCCTTGCCACTAAGTTATGGATTTAAAGGTGCTGGTGGTGTCGTAAAGGATGGTGTGCTTTCCATTGGCGGTGCTACAGGACTGCTTACAGGAATGCAATTCACAAGTAGCGAAGTGCTGAAAGATGCTGGCTATGATAAGCAAGCAGCTCAATTTGAAGTAACAAAGGAATCAGTCCTCACTGATTTGGCTTTAAATACGTTATTGTTTGGTGCGGCTAGAGGTTTTGCACATCGTAATGCAAGATTATCTCAAGAAGTTGAAGCAGAAATTACACGAGTTTCAGAGAATCCAGATGCTAGAAGTGATGTGATTAATGAAGCTTTGGTAAGAAATGAAATTGACTTTGAAAGTACCTTAACACCAGTTCACACGTCTGACCCAATTCAACAAAACAACCATTTGCAAAACCTTGATGCAGCTACAAATCAAATAAGAACAGGTCAGCCTGTGCAAGTGCCTAACCAAGTACAGGGCGAACCTAGGCGAACAACTGTTAATTATGAATCCAGTGCATTGCCACAAAATGCAAAAAGTATTGCAAGACGGGCGTCACAAGAGGGAGTTGACCCAAGTGTTGCATTAACCATTTCTCATATTGAAACAGGTGGGCAGTTTAGTCATACCGCAAAAAATCCAGAATCAACAGCACATGGGTTGTTTCAGGTATTGGATAAGACCTGGAAGAACTTGGGAGGTAAAGACAGAACCAATATTGATGAGCAAATTCGCATTGGTTTGAAGCATATTAAACAGGCAAACAGCTATATCAGTAAAAAGCTTGGGCGTGAGCCTGTAGCACATGAGCAATATTTAGGGCATTTACTTGGACCATCGGGTGCTGTGCATATTCTTGGTGCCGACCCTAAAGCCAAGCTTATTGATATTGTGCGTAAATATGATCCAGATAACGCCAATGCTATTGTCAATAATAATGGCATGAAAGGATTAACAGTAGAACAAGCTATTGAGAAATGGCGTAAAAAATGGAATACGCTGAGTAATCGCTATGGTGGTGAAAATACAACTACAGCTTATGGTATGGATGGTTCAAGTTATGACCTGAACTATGAAATTCGCTCTATGGATGATTTGATAGTATCCAATGATCAGCTTTATGGGGTCAATCCGCATTATCCAGCAGAATTGCAGCCTCGTGATAGAACCAGAGAAGCATCACGACAGCAGATTGAACGCATGGCGGATGACCTGAAACCTGAGTTACTGGGCGAATCGGCTAAAATTTCAGATGGTGCGCCGATTGCTGGGCTGGACGGTGTGATTGAATCGGGCAATGGGCGCATGATGGCAATCCGTCAGGCGGCAGAAAACGGCAAGGCTGATCCTTATTTTCAAATGGTGAATGATTTTGCATCGGCTCGAGGTTGGGATATTTCTGGAATTAATAATCCTGTTTTAGTCCGTACCCGATTAAGTGATGTTGACCGTGTAGAGTTTGCAAGGCTTGCAAATGAAAGCGATGTGGCTCAGTTCAGTGCGTCAGAACGTGCAATAACAGATATTGATCGTCTACCTGATGCCAGCCTATTGCGCCTTAATTCTGACGGAAATATCAACCTCGATGGGAGTATGGATTATGTCCGTGCCTTCATGGATCAGATACCACAGTCTGAGCGTGCATCATTGATTACGGCGGATGGTCGTTTATCTCAAGATGGTAAACGCCGTATAGAATCCGCATTGACACAGCAAGCCTATGGTGATTCCACGCTAGTCACTCGACTGTCTGAAAATCTTGGTGATGACAGTAAGACTGTTTTAAACGCCTTACTTCGTTCTGCCCCGCAATTGGCGCAATTGGCTGATCTGGTCAAGCAAGGTGGGCGTTATGCCAATACCATTGCAAAGGATTTAGCAGCCGCAGCACAAAAACTTAGCGACTTAAAGGCCAATGGATTGCGAGTTGATGACTATCTTAATCAAGGGCAGTTGATTGATGATGGCTTATCTTCAGGTGCAAAAGATTTTCTTCAAGTCTTTGACCAGAATAGCCGTAGTTCTAAAGCAATTAATGATGTGATTAAATCAAAAATTGATGAAGTGGATGCAATGGGTGATCCACGTCAAGGCTCATTATTTGGCGACACACCAGAAGATATTGCGTTTATGAATATTCTGAATGAAAACCCTAACCAGATGGTTTCTGTGAAACGTATTAGTGATGAGGGTGTGGAAGTGGAAACAGAGATACCTTTGCATCAACTTGTATCTGAATTGGAAATGGATGCAAAGCAAGCAGAACTAGATAATACAGCAACACAAGCAGCGATTAGTTGCGCTTTACAGTTTGGAGAATAACCAATGAAACAGCAATGCGTTCAAGCTGTAGCACAAGCCTTGGGTAAATCAACGCTTAATCAACAAGAGATCAAGAACATTGAACAACGTGTGATTGAAGCTAAAAAGAATATTGCACGTAAAGATCGGACACGTTGGCACAACCTGAGTGATTCAGAAAAATTAAAAGAAGCTGCCGCACAAGTGGCTTTGGATATACAGGCTCAATTGCAGCGGAAGAAACAGATTCTTGTAAATGACGTGACTATACAAAGTAGAAATATAGCAAAACTAGACCACCCAACCTTACCATCAAGCGAAGTGGTTGACCGTATGATTGCCGCACATGGTGATATGTCGGGCATCCAGTCAATTGCAACCAAAGCAAAGTCAATTGCGAATATTTATCGGGGTGAGCTAACAGATTTTTACACCAATGTTAAAGGCGGTTTGGGTGTTTTTGTAGATCAAAACCTTGTCAGAAATATCGTTCAAGAGCGATTCGGCAAGAGTTCAGGTGATGCATTAGCCAAACAAATCTCGGATAAGATGGGTGATGTTTTTGAAAACATGCGAGACCGTTTTAACCGTAACGGCGGCGATATCGGAAAGCTTGATGATTGGGGCATTCCACAATCACACAATGCTGAAAAGTTAGCTGTGGCAGGCAAACAGCAATGGCTAAATGATACGCTACCACTACAGAATAGAAATAATTTTGTAAATGAAGATGGTTCGCTGTATACAGATGCACAACTTAAAGAATTATTGGAGTATTCATTCGACTCAATTGTGAGTAATGGCGCAAACAAGACAGAAGTGGGTAAATCATCACACCAAGGCACATCTAAAGTAACGAATAAGCATAGTGAAAGCCGTGTTTTGCATTTCAAAGATGCAGATGCATGGATGGAGTATCAAAGCAAATATGGTGGCGCTCAATTTGTTGATTTGATAGAAGCACACATAGCAACCATGTCCAGGGATATAGCATTAGTGGAATCACTTGGCAGTAATCCAAAAATGGCTATGAAAATTCTCATGGATGCGGCGAAGAAAAAAGACTGGGAAAAAGGAATATCAACCAAGGATACAGATTCTAGTATTGCTCGTTCTCAAATTATGTTTGATGAGTTAGTGGGTGGGAATACACCACAATCTGAAGTTTTAGCTAATCTTGGCTTGGCTTATCGCTCTATGAATGTTGCAGCCATGTTAGGTGGTACAACAATTACATCATTCACAGATCAAGCCATGATTGCCAGAACCGCATCAGTGCATGGTATTTCTTACTGGAAAACCTTTGGTGAATTGGTTACACAGTTAAATCCAAAAAATCGTGCTGATCGTGATTTAGCACGTAGTTTGGGATTAGCTACTGAGGAAATGTTAGGCTCTATTAACCGCTGGGCAGATGATGGTCTTACTTCGGTACATGGCAAGTCTGAGAAATATGCGCGAGTCTCAAATAGTATTGCAGCTCAGGTTCTGCGTATATCTGGTTTAAATGCTTTAACCGCAGCTTCAAAAACAGGATTCTCTAAAATCCTCATGTCCAAGTATGGTGAAATGACACGTACTAAAGCGTGGAAAGATTTAGATGCACATGATAAGGAAATCATGGAGGGTACAGGCATAAACGAGCGCGCCTGGGAAGTGATGCGCCTTGCTGATCCTATCATTGACCGTAAAGGCAATCAACTGATGTCTGCTCGCTCTATTTATGCGATTCCAGATGACAAATTGCTTGCTGCAATGGATGCTGACACCAAAGCATTGATGAATAATATTCAAAGCCAGATTAAAACTTTAAATGATGCCAATCTTATAGATGATCAGCGTATTGCTAATAAAGCACAACGTACTGACGATATTAAGCGACAATTATCGCAGCGTCTTTTAGATTATGCTAACCGCAAAGACAGTAAAGCACAGGCTGAAAAGCAAGCATTACAAGATCGTATCGATTTGATTGATGCGCAAAAAGAATATGCAGCAGCACAAGCCGACATGAATACCCATATCCGCAATATGAATAGCAAGGATGATTTAAAAAGTTTTATTGACGATATTACTCAAGGGCGAACGATTGATAATATTGCTGCGAATGCAGAAAAGCTAGGGCGCAATCTTGAGGCATTGGACAATAAAGTTGCAGCTCAGGCTAAAAATCTTAATGAAAAAATCAAAACTTTTGAAAAGGATATTCAAAACAAGTTCAAAGATTTTACTGAATTGCTCGATGGTAAAGCCAAGTTATCTAAAGAAAAACTTTCAATTTATGAAGATAAATTATCTGAACGCTTAAATAGATATGCAAGCCGTAGAGATGTAATTACAGCAAAACAGGTTGATGCATTGAATTCTTTAAAAGAAATTATCTCATTAAAACAAGATCGTTTAAAAACAGAGTTTGAAATAAAGAAGGCAACAACGCAAACAAAGATCAAGCAAAAGACAGATCAAAAAATTGATGATTCCTTAGATCGAAATACTCGTAGAGATTATAAAAGCGGTGAGAACATTGGTCGTAGACTGGGAAGCGCAGAACGCCGTATAACTGAAATGCGAGCTAATATGCGCAAGACAGATAATGAAGCTAATAAAGCTATTAATCAGAAATTTAATGAGCTTGATAAAAAAGTCATGCAGTTGGATGATGAATTTTCTCAATACCAAACAAAAGTTGACGAGCGTCAGCAACGCCGTAACCATGTAATTGATAGAATCAATAATAGTGTGGATGAACGTAAAAAAGACTTGGCTAAAAAAATTCGTGATGAAGTTGCTACACAGTTCCAGACTCATATTTTAGATGAGCAGGGTATGGCAGTTATCGAAGCAGGCTTGAGGGAGCGTACATGGCTTTTAGGAAACACAAAAAGAGGGAGCGTAGTTGGTGAGTTGTGGCGCTCAATCACGCAATTTAAGTCATTCCCTACTGCATTTCTTATGCGACATGGTAGCCGCACATTTGCACAAGATGGTATCAAGGGCAAAGCTGCTTACGGCATGTCATTATTTTTTATGACAACAATGCTAGGCGCTCTAGTTGTACAGCTTAAAGAGTTAGCCAATGGTAATGACCCTCAAGTCATGTTTGATAGTGATGATCCTCAAAAAACAGCGGCGTTTTTTGGGCGTTCAGTTGTGCAAGGTGGTGGTTTATCTGTGCTTGGCGATATTGTAGTTGCAGGGGCAGACCCTACAGGTCGTGGGATTGGTGACTTTATGACAGGCCCAATTGGTAAAGATGTTGAGTCTTTGGCTGGGGCAACAGTTGGTAATGCTATGCAATGGTATGAAGGCAAAGATACCAATGCAGCGAATGAAGCCTTTAAATTAGCAAAAGGTAAGATGCCAGCACAAAACTTGTGGTATACAAAAGCCGCCGTAAATCGGATGTTTTTTGACGAAATTCAGGATGGCATTGCACCTGGATACCGTGAAAAACTTTTAAGAAAAGCAGAACGAGAACAAGGGCGCACCCAATGGTGGGGTGATGATATTAATGATTTTCAAGCGCCTGATTTTGAGAGGGTAGTGCAGTGATGGTGATGATTGTATATATTTTGGCATTTCTAGGCATCCTTTTTATTTTGTTTCTCTTCTGGCTTGGGGCTATTGCTAAAAAAGCAAAAAATGAGCTGAGAGCCGAGCCAAGAGAATTTAAAGATGCTGTCGAGTTAATGGGGTTTATTAGAAATGTTTTTGATTGCCAATTGAAAGATCAAGTTGTCTTATATGGATTTGTTGAGTCGATAGATTATTGTGATGGATCGGCAACAATGTCAGAACCAGTGTTTATTTTATACGTTGTATTAATAACAAGAAAAGGACATGAAAAGGTTTTAGCTCCATGTGGAAATGTTTGCGCAACTTTAAAAAAAGGTGATTTTGTAGCTGTAATGCCTTTTTATAGTGAGCGTCATAAATTTTGGTATTATGCAACAATCGCTAAATTAAAACCTTATTATCTTGGGGAGGGCAAAGGTTTTTTTGTTGATGAGCAGTATGTTGGTTGACAACTCCCAAAAATCCTTTACCCTAAATACAGGTGCTAGAAACACCTAAAAAATACGAAGCGCATAAGTCACAGCGTAATTGTGGCTTTTTTGCATTCCAGCCTTATGGAAAAACCGACTACATCTAAACTTTAGAGTTTCTTTGTTATGGTCGGGAGTGCGGCTAATACAACACCCCTAGGGGAAATACGCCCGCAGACTTCGTACTGTTTCTAGCTCCCGACCGCCCATCTAGAAAGTGGGTAATTCTCATACGAAGGAGTAACTCTAATGTCTAATCTATCTTTGTCGATTGATTCTCAATCTGTCCGTATTGTTGACGGTTTATATTGTCTGAATGATTTACACAAAGCGTCTGGCAATGAAAAGAAACATCAGCCAGCTTTATTTTTACGTTTGGACCAAACCCAATCTCTTATTGCCGAGATAGAAAAAAACCGATCTACAGATATGCAGATCGCCTATAAAACATACAAAGGCGGACTAAAACAAGGCACCTACGTCTGCCTTGAATTGGTCTATGCCTATGCCATGTGGATTAGCCCACCATTTTATTTAAAAGTCATCCGTACCATTATGGCGTTGGATAAACCAGAACCACAGCCTATGCCGATTGTTCCAGTGCCGTTTCAAATCGGGCGTTATCTGGTTGAATGTGATGCCAATGGAAAAATCAGTATTCAGGATGCAGGCAATAAACAACTTGTAGAAATGGAAGAAATGCAAAAGTTCCTTGAAATGTCCTTAACCTTTTACATGGAAGTAGGCGAATTTCATTCAAGGTTGATTGACTTTAGAAAGAATTATGTATGGCGTGAAAATATGGTTATGTTTGATCTGCTACAGCAGGACAAAACCTTTGTTGATTTAGGCAAATAACTCACCCACCAAACCGCTACATCAACCCTCGTATATATACCTAAATATACGAGGGTTTTTATATGTCTACTGAAAAGAAAAAAGTCGGTCACTTAAAGCCTGAGACCAAAGAGAAACTGGAACTGTCTTTGGAAATGGCTGCATCCAGTTCTATTGATTTAATCACTGAAGCTTATGGCCAAGATATTTTTGATAAGCAGGGGCGCGGTGATCTTGTGTGGCTGTACAAGGGTGCAAAAGAAGCCCTGACGTGTATGGAGAAAATCAAACGCATTCTCAATGATGATGAGCTGTCCGTGGGTGATCCTAACGAGCGCAAGATCACGCCAGAGATGCAGGCAGCAGCACTACTAGAATCCGTTGCCAAGAAGCTTGAGGAACGTAAACAGCGTCCAAGCTAATGATTAAAGTTGGCTTTGCAGCGTTCTACCTGGTTTATGCCGAAACGCTTAACTGGGTCGTTCCCGATTTCCATTTAGACGTCTGTGATTTTTTAGAGGACTATGGCTCGCTTGGCTTATTGATGATGCCGCGTGGACACGGTAAATCCACAATTTTAGACATCTATAACGCATGGAAATTATTCTGCAATTCTGACCATCTTATTTTGCATCAGGGTGCAACTGATCCCGATGCCTACAAAGTCAGCCGTGGTACTGAACAAGTATTAGAGCGTCATCCACTTTGCCAATTGTTCAATATTAAAAAGGAAAGGGGCGAAACTCAAAAATGGTGGGTGACAGGTTCTACAGATGTGCGTCACGGTTCTATACATGCCCGTGGCATTTTATCCAACGTCACAGGCGCACGCGCAAATGAAATCCAGAATGACGATGTGGAAGTGCCGTCAAACATTAGTACACCAGAGGCACGGGAAAAACTCCGCTACCGCCTTTCTGAGCAGACGCACATTCTTATTCCAGGTGGACAAAAGCTTTTTGTCGGTACACCGCACACCCATGATTCCCTCTATACCCACGTAAAAAAACTAGGGGCAAAATGTATGATTCTCAAAATGTTTGAGCATGAGGCACGTTTTGAGAATTGCTCAACGGCCATTGTCGGGTTTGAACCTAAAAACATATTTAGTGGCATTGGCGTTATATCCAAGTTTTTATTACTGGGTGCGGATTACCAATACATTAAAAAGGGTAATGCCTACCACATTATATTCACCAAAGAACATTACTTAATTGATGTCTATAGTGATGCACTTTGGGCTGAACGTTTTACCCCTGAAGAAATGGAAAAGCGCCGTAAAGAGTGCCGTACGCTGAATGAATGGGATTCACAGTATCAGTTACACGCCAAGCCTGTTGGGAACGTCCGTTTAGACCCTGACAAGATGATTGCCTACGATGTTGATCCAGTGCTACGCCGTGCCAATGGCCGCTACATCATGATGTTGGGTGAACGTCAAATAGTAGGGATGACATGCCGATCAGACCCAAGCTCAGGAAAAACCAAGTCGGATACCTCAGCCGTTGAGCTGGTGCTTCATGATGATATTGGCAATAAATACTGGCACCGTTCTATTGAATTGCTTGGCCCAGTAGTAGAAACCGATGATGACGGAAATATTAACGGTGGCCAAGTCTGGCAGCTATGCGACCTTATTGAAGAATTCCACGTCCCAAGAGTTACGATTGAGACCAACGGCATTGGCAATTTCTTTCCAGCATCGTTAAAAGGGGCGTTGAAGAAACGCAAAATTCGTTGTGGGGTATCCGAAATACATTCATCACAGGCCAAGAATAAGCGCATTTTAGAGGGCCTAGAGGGACCATTAGTGTCAGGCATGCTGTGGGTGCATGTATCTGTAGTTGATACCCATGAGGGTGAAAACACATCAAAACAATACAAGCAAATGCGGATGTTTAATCCAGCAGTGACGGAACAAGAGGATGATCACCTGGACGCTTTATCTGGCGCGGTCACAGATCAGCCTGAAAGGGTCGGAAAAATACACAACAAAGAGGGGTACAAAGAAAGCCCTAATTGGAGAGCAAACAGTGGCGTACATGAAGCCACTTTAGATTTTGACAATTAGGTGGCTTATATGTCAGTTCAAGAAAAAATACCCTATGTGAGCTATATCGCAAACGGATCAACAGCAAAATTCAACATCCCGTTTGATTTACATAATGCTGGGTATCTTGTTGTAACAGTGGATAAAATGATACCTGCTGTGGGCGGTTATATTGTTAATCTTAATGATATGTCGATCACATTCGTGACTGCTCCAAGAAGTGGCGCACAAGTCGAGTTATATCGTGATACAAAGTTAAAACGGGATACAAACTATCAAAGCTATGACAATTCATTCCGCCCAAGTTCAGTAAACTTTGATTTTGATTCTATCTGGCAAGCCCTGCAAGACCAACACATGGTCGATGCTAGAATTGCTGCGCGTATTAGGGAAGAAATTGAACAGCGACGGGTGGCTGACGGTCTGATGCAAGGTCAGATTGAGATACTTAATCAAGTAATTCTCAGTGTTTTTAATGATGCATCTAGTGAATATGTTGCTAATAAACTGACAGAATTAAATTCTATTATCCAAACGGCTGCGGCAGCAGGGGCAGGGGCAAATGGATGGACTGCTTCTCTTGTTGTTGATGGAAATGAAACTCAGCATCAAATTAATAATCAAACAGTTAGACATGTTGAATCTATTGCTGATTTGCTTGCTATTCAAAATCCAAAAGAAGGTCAGGTTGTATATGTTAAGTCTTATCACGCAGGCTTACATAAAGGTGGTGGTTTATTTGAGTACAAACCTACTCGCCAATCAGAAAATGATGGTGGCAACATCATTAATGGATGGGAGCGAAAAGTCACCCAATCATACCTAAACCCACACAATTACGGTGCAACAGGAGGTGGTGTTGACGATAATAATGACCACTTCGCCTTTAATCGCATCGCCAATGTGGTCAAAACATCAAATAAAAACCACTTCACAATCCACATTCCAGATGATGATTATATTGTTGGTTATCAAACATTTACCACTGGGACAGGCTGGAAATATACAGATGTTTTGAATATTGGCTTTGCTCAGATGACTAATAAACATGTCCTTATGAAAAGTGATAGTGCTCGAATCAAGATCAAAGATAATATGCGTTATGGAGTCTTTCATAAAACAACAGGTGAGCCATTTGAAACCGTCATGCCGTGGTATCCTGGTACAGCATCTTATGCACAGACGGGTTCAATCGCTGCCCGTGTAGACATTGGATATACTATTAATGTTGAGAATATCAAAACTTTCGTTTTTTCAGGTGATATCGACCTAGACGGTAATATGGCTAATTGTGTACTAGGTGGGAAGTATGGCGATACTGGTTGGCAGGTGGGTGCTTACGGTATGCGTATTTGTCGAGTTGAGAGATTCTCTATTGAGAATATAAAGACTCATGACCATTGCTTAGATGGTCTGTATATTGCAGGATGTAACTCACAAACAACACCAGATATATTCAACCCAGACTATCGTGGCATCGTTAGAAACGTACAATCCTTACGAAATGGTCGTCAAGGTTGCTCTTTTGCTGGCGGTCAAAATATTAGTTGGTATGACTGTAATTTTGCAGATACCGCACTTCCAACATTTAAGGTTCAATCAATGCCAAAATCTTGCTTTGATATTGAAGCAGAGGTTGACCCAATCCGAAATGCTAGATTTTATAACTGCTTCTTTGGCACTGCTGCATCTCAATCTATGGTCGCTGATAGCGATAATACAAGAGATGTTCATTTTTATTCTTGTCGATTTATCAACGATATTGGAGATACCGTATGGGTGCGGAAGCCACAGTTTAGATTCTATAATTGTTATATTAATGGATACATGGAAGGGCAGTACATGACAAGCGTTCCAGAGGATAGAACCTTATATATGAACTGCACGTTTACAGATGATCCGAAAGAAACACCAAATCTGTTACACGGTAATCGTTACTTAATTAACGCATGGGATGCCAACCCAATATTCCAAGATTGTACTATGAATGTGCACCGTTTTGGTTTTGTTGCAACTTCGAATATGAATGAAACATTATTAAAACCAGAGTTTAATAATATGCTTTTAAACGTGTACGGCACTAACTCCAAAGTTTCTTGGAAGGGCAATATTACGCTTAGAATTAGAGATTATCGACCTGAAGAATCACGAACACAATTTTACGCGACTTTCGGATTAAATAGTGGCAAGATCGTGATAGAGAAAATGGATACTATAGCCAACAAAATCATACCTTATGGCGTTCCTTACACGGTGGAAGATACGATTAAATCTGACAGCGTTGTTTACCTGCCGAAAGGTGTAACAGTCGCAAACGCAACTGGTACGGATGATACGGCTACAAAGTTGAACGCATTGATAGCAAGCTTAAAAGCGGCTAACTATATAGCGTAAAACCACACCGACCCCATGCGTAATCAACTTATGCATGGGTTTTTACTCTATAATAGTTACATAAATTTAATTGAGTATTTAATGCGCAAGCGCATGACAAAACACTTTACACACTAGCGGTTATCAAAATCGGTTAAATATTTTTAATCACCCAACAAACCACCACCAACCCTGATCTTTAATTAGATCAGGGTTTTTTATTACCAAAATTTAGAGGAATCATCATGCAAGAAAACACGTTACCATGGGCCATTAAATTGATCCCAGCCATTGTGGGGGCAATTCTTGCTCTTGTGCTAAGCGGGGATATTGATAAAGAGGGAAAGATACAAGTTTCATTGGGTACTATAGCTAAGTTTTTATTCAGTATTTCAGTCAGCCTTTATGGCGGCGCTGCATTCATTGAATATTACGAATTATCAAAATATTCTCACATGGCTCAAGGCTTTGTGATGCTTATGTTTGCTGTATTCGGATTGCTGGCCATCGGTATTGTTTATCAATCAATTGCGCTCATGCACGGCAAGTCGCTTGCAGAAGTCATTGCAGAAGTGAAAGCTGCTTTCGTTGCGATTGTTAGCGGTAAAGGTGGGGAAAATTAATGAACACTAATGATATTACACAACTTCAAAAAGCCGTTGGCGTAAAAGCGGATGGTATTCTTGGGCGTAATACTTTAACAGCAGTATTTCGCAAGTTAGGTGCTAGTCAAGCGCGCGCTGAAGAATTAGGCTTGGCTGCAAACATTCATTTCCGCACGTATGGCATTCTTGATAACTCGCTTCGATTGATTCACTTCTTGGCACAGTTAGCACATGAGTCGGGCAACTTCCGCTATATGGAAGAAATTGCATCAGGTGCAGCGTATGAGGGTCGAAAGGATTTAGGCAACACACAACCGGGCGATGGAAAGCGATATAAAGGGCGAGGACCAATTCAATTGACTGGACGTGCTAACTATCGCAGATATGGTCAACAGCTCGGCATCGACTTTGAAAACAATCCTGAGATTGTGGCAATCCCAAGCGTCGGCTTGCTCGTAGCTTGTAAGTTTTGGTCAGATAATGGCTTGAATGCTTTAGCAGATCAAGATGATTTAAGAGCGATTACACGTCGCATTAATGGCGGATATAACGGCTTTGAAGATCGGAAAGCGCACTTAGCAAAACTGAAAAGCTGGGTGTAATTAAAACAGCCCTCAAGTGAGGGCTGTTCTTCAAATTATGCAGTAATTTCCTTTAAGCGCTCAATCATAAATTCTTCATCAAGATCGAAAGATTTAGCGAGTTTTAAGTTGTTTTGATATGAAATTGCACAATCTTCAGCAATGGATAAGTCGAGATTGCCGCTCAAGTCACGTACACAAATTTGAAAATCCAAAGCATCTTTAATAGTGCGCATGTCTGTAAAGCTATCGTTTGGATATTCTTTGCTTAATTTCACATATTCAGATTTATAAGACTTTGCGGCAGCTTGAATCTGATCATCGCTCATTGCGTTTAAGTATTCTGCAAAAGCATCATTAATGACAACTTTGCCTTTTCTTTGCATCTCTTGAACCACAATCACATGCTTTTGTTCAGACAACTCAAGAATACCGCCTTTTATTGCAAGCAATCTGCTATTGAGAATACGTTGAATATCAGACCATACACCAACTGGAATGGGCTTTTTACCACTCATCCAGTCTGTAATAGTCGGTCTTGCCACTGGCAAGCTATCGGCTAGATCGGCTTTCCATGTTTTTCCAAATGCAGCAATGCCCAGTTTCTTAAGTAACTCGATTTGATTAATCATCTTAAAATTCCAAAAAAGTAGGCTCATTTCTGAGCCTTTTTCATTATTTAGAGTAGTGAGCTACCAACTCTTCAACCCTGTTAAAGACAGCATTCGGGCAACCGCCTGCAAGTGTCATGTCATAAATCGCCTGCATTACGGCTTTTGCAGCTTTGCTGCGTTTACTGTAATCTTTGAATGCTTGCTGTGCGAGTTCAGCAGCTTGAATTTTGCTAAGAAAATCAACTGATTCTAGGTTTGCAATCATTGTTTGAGTAAGTGTATTCATTTTTAAAGCCCTTTGCTTTTTGACTGAGACCCTTTGTCTCTGTCTATGAGTTAATATTAGACTAACTATAATTAGTCGTCAATATAAATTTATGATTATTTTTATTCTGCCGATGAACGGTATTAAAACAACTATGCCACACTGCCCACCCAGGATAGCTTCTGAAAATCTTTCCGTTCTTTATCGTGTGCTCAATATAGAAGTAGACCCATGTTTTCATTTTTTGTTTCTCCAACTATCGACTTCTTTCGCATACCACTGGACTAATTCAACACGCTCATTCCAATACTCAGCCCTGTTATAAATTCGGCTTGTAGCATCATGTTTTGTAGATTTATTGACGTGTGCAATTTGATAGTCAATTACTTCACCACGAAATAATTTGCTTTCATTTGCATGGGTAGAAAATAAAGATCGAAAGCCATGAGTTACCATTTTTTCTTTGTATCCCATGCGCTTAATCATAGACAAAACAGATTCAGAGGTCATATATTCATAAGGTTTTCCACGTTTTTTAAATATATACCCATCATCAGTTTTTACGCTTTCAAGCTCTTTGAATAAGTCGTAAATTTGAGGAACTAAAGGGACCATCAATTCTTTTCTTTTCTTCATGCGCTCAGCAGGAATAATCCATACTTTGTTTTCAAAATCTAACTCGCCCGAATCCCATCTGGCTTTTAGTAGTTCTGTTATACGTGTGCCTGTATAACAAACCAAGAGCAATGCCATTTTCACAATAGGGCTGGATTTTGACTTGTCTAAGTTTCTGAAAAATTCAGGCATTTCAGAGGCAGGCAGACAAGGGTGACTATCAGATTCATAGTCGGGTATTACATCTTCAACTAATGTGCATGGGTTTCGATCTGTATAATCTGAGGCAATGGCAAAATCAAAAAGAGTGTGCCCCAGTCTTAATGTTCGAGTTGCTGTTTCTAGTGTGCCTTTGCTAACGATCTCTTTAATTTTCGCTGATATTTGTTTTCTAGTTATTTGATCAATGGGAAGATTGGAAAAATCTTCTGTCAAGTAATTCAGTCTATACGCCACAGTGTCATAGTATTTTTTACTAGACCATTGCGACTTCATAAGAGCAAGCCATTCTTCTACTACAAACTTAACAGCAGGGGAGTTATCTACTTTCCCCATTATTTCTGTTTTCATTTGTCGTGCTTGATTTCGTGCTTCTTTGCAGCCCATTGCTGGATATTCGCCCAAAGTTTTCTGGTTCTGTTTCCTATTCTTTCGGTAAGAAAGTACCCACTTCTTTTTTCCACTTGGAAAGACAGAAACGTTTAGGCCCTCACCATCGGCGACAGAATATCGAGACTCTTTAGGTTTAAGAGACTTTACTTGAGCATCAGAAAGCAT